CGCGGCTCGCGAGGCGGTGACACTAAGCCAATGAAAAAGCCAAACAAGGCTGCCGAAACAATGCCGTTTACTACTGATGATGATGAACCAAGTCCTGAAACCGCATCTGCACCCAACCCTATAAAAGCTGCTATTGATGGAATATATGACTTGGTCTCAGACATGGATCCAGAAGATGTGCAAGACATTTTTCAAATTGTATTTCAAAAACTTCCGGGTGTTGAAATGTTGAGCCCGGGCGATGAAGGATATCCAGAAGATAAACCACCTACTGAATATGTTCCCGGGGCAATGGGGCGCCCACAAGTTGGCTTTAGAGAAGAGTTGATTAACAAAGCGTACGCAAGAATATTAGAAATGGCTGGCATTCCATATAAAAGGGATGATGATGACTTTGATTACGAAAACATGTCAGATGCAGAATTAATAGACATGGCAGAAAGAGATGGAATTGAGGAAATTCTAATTACTGATGATGATGGGGATCTTGTAAATCGTGAAGAAGTAATAGCGGCGTTGAAAGATGTATGAGTTTTCAATTAGACAAAAAACAAAAGGTTAAAGAAATATTAAAATGCGGGAAAGACCCCGCATATTTTCTTAAAACATACGCAAGAATATCACACCCCATGCATGGGTTAATTTTATTTGACACATATGATTTTCAAGATGTTCTTCTACAAGACTTCAACGACTATCGCTTTAATGTTATATTAAAAGCACGCCAGCTTGGTATTTCCACCATTACGGCTGGTTACATTGTATGGTTGATGTTGTTTCATAGAGACAAGTCAATCCTCGTCATGGCAACAAAGTTTGCAACTGCTGGTAACCTAGTAAAGAAAGTTAAGAACATAATGAGAAACGTACCAGATTGGTTGCGTATCGCTACCATTAGTGTTGACAACCGTACATCTTTTGAGCTTTCTAATGGATCTTCCATTAAAGCAGCTTCTACTTCTGGTGATGCTGGTCGTTCTGAGGCGTTGTCTCTTTTAGTTCTTGATGAGGCTGCACACATTGAAGGGCTGGATGAATTGTGGACCGGTCTGTATCCCACGCTTTCAACTGGTGGGCGCTGTATCGCACTGTCTACTCCCAATGGAGTTGGGAACTGGTTTCACAAAACATGCACAGATTCAGAGGCAGGTGTTAATAACTTCAATTTAACAACATTGCCGTGGGATGTACACCCAGATCGCGACACAGAATGGTACAAGAAAGAAACTAAGAACATGTCAAAGCGCCAAATTGCACAGGAGCTTGAGTGTAACTTCAATACTTCAGGTGAAACGGTGATTGATCCGGAATGCATGGAGTGGATGCTTTCAAATGTGTGCGAGCCAAAGCATAGAACAGGCTTTGATAGAAACTTTTGGATCTGGGAAGAGTATGATCCATCATGTAACTATCTTTTGGTTTCAGATGTTGCTCGCGGAGATGGAGCAGATTATTCTACATTTCATATTATCAAACTTGAAACATTAGAGATAATTGGAGAATACCAAGGAAGAGCAACGTTAGATATGTTTGCTAACATGCTCAATCAAGTTGGCAGAGAATATGGGGATTGCATGCTCGTTGTTGAAAACAACAATGTAGGATATACTGTGCTTGATAAATTATTAGAATATGGTTACCCCAATTTATATCACTCCATAAAATCTACTCACGAATATATTGAACAATATCAGGCAGAAAATACAAATTCGGCGGTACCGGGTTTTTCTACTACAATGAAAACACGACCTCTTATAGTAGCGAAATTAGAGGAGTTTATAAGGAATAAACTAATTACCGTATACTCTTCTCGTACAATTAACGAGATGAAGACTTTTATTTGGAGGAATGGTAAACCGCAAGCGATGAAAGGATACCATGATGATTTGATTATGGCTTTGGCGATTGCATGCTGGGTAAGAGACACAGCGCTGCAAAATAGCTCTAGAGAATTAAACTATAAAAAAGCTTTTGTTAGCGCGATATACACCTCTAAAAAAACCATGAACACACAAATTAAAGGACAACAAGGGTACAAGAAAGACGATTTATTTGATAAAATGGGTGAAGCAGAAAAAATGTATAACCAATATAAATGGATAATAAAGTGAGAAATTAAATGGCTGAAAATCAAAAAAATACTAGAAACACACAATCACAATTATTTAAAGCACTTACTAGGTTGTTTTCAGGACCTATAATTAATTATAGATCTCAATCAGGTAGAAAAATTCGTAGACAACACTTGGACAAGTTTTCAAGTCGTTTTAAAACTGCATCTGGTCAGCAGTTTAAAAAGTCTCTTTACAATCCTTTAGATCAGTTGGCTGCAAATGCGATGCAAAACCAACGACGTGTTGAAAGATATGTTGATTTTGATCAAATGGAGTACATGCCAGAAATTGCATCTGCGATGGATATCTATGCAGATGAAATGACCACCCACTCTGATCTAACAGAGATGTTAAATGTCAAATGTCCAAATGAAGAAATTAAAGCAGTTCTACAAAATCTTTATTCAAAGATTTTAAATGTAGAATATAATCTATTTGGCTGGGCTCGAACAATGTGTAAGTATGGAGACTTCTTTCTTTATCTTGATATTGATGATAAATACGGTGTTCAATCTGTAATTTCATTGCCTTTAACCGAAATTGAGAGACTTGAAGGACAAGACTCAACAAATCCCAACTATATTCAATACCAGTGGAATACTGCTGGTATGACTTTTGAAAACTGGCAAGTAGCACATTTTAGAGTGCTTGGTAATGATAAGCACTCACCGTACGGCACATCTATTTTAGATCCTGCCCGTCGCATTTTTAGACAGCTTACTCTAGTCGAAGATGCGATGATGGCTTATCGTATTATTCGCTCATCTGAAAGAAGGTTATTTAAGATTGATGTTGGAGGAATCCCGCCAAATGAGGTTGAGCAATATATGGAAAAGATTGTTACTCAACTTAAGCGCCACTCTGTTGTTGATCCAAGTTCAGGTCGTATTGACTTGCGCTATAATCCAATGAGCATCGAAGAGGACTATTTTATTCCAGTTAGACAGGGTTCTGCGACTGATATTACAAACCTTGCCGGCGGACAAAACACCACTCAGATTGAAGATGTTAAGTATCTTCGCGACAAATTGTTTTCCGCACTAAAAATTCCTCAAGCTTATCTTGCAATGGGAGAGGGCGCAGCAGAAGACAAAACCACACTTGCTCAAAAGGACATTCGTTTCGCAAGAACAATTCAAAGATTACAACGCGTTATTATTGCTGAGCTTGAAAAGATTGGGATTATACACCTTTATACTCTTGGTTTCCGCGGCGACGATTTGATAGGATTTAGGCTTTCTTTAAATAACCCATCAAAGATCGCTGAATTACAAGAAATTGAACATTGGAAAGCTAAATTCGATATTGCAGCCTCTGCCACGGAAGGATACTTCTCTCGACGCTGGGTTGCTGAAAATGTATTTGGCATGTCTCATGAAGAGTTTATGCGTAATCAAAGAGAAATGTATTATGACCGTAAACAAGACGCGTCGTTACAAGCAGTCGCAGAAGCAATGGCTGCTGGTGAAGCCGCAGGATTGGCTGGTGATGCTGGTCTTGGAGTGGACGCCGGTTTGGGTGATGATCTTGGTGGCGATTTAGGTGGTGATCTTGGTGGTGATCTTGGAGGCGATTTAGGCGCGGAAGAGATGCCAGCAGGTGATGCAGGCGGTGAAGAATCTACGCTATTAGCGGTACCGCCCGGCTCTAGAGATTCGCCGCGACTTACTCCCGGCGCAAAAGGCAAGGTATACCACCCGGTAAAGACTGATTCCCGTAAAGATAGCGGACCTAGAATCAGAAATTACAAGGCTCAATACAATTCAGAAAAACGTGGCTCTTCCAACCGTGCAAAGTTCCCCGGCGGAGAAATAGCCTCAATAACAAGTATGTCACCGTTGTCAAAAGGTATTTATGAACAAGATGAATCTATTTATAATTTGAAAGAGTCAAAAGAGGAGCAAAAGCTTTTTGAAGTCAACGATTCTTTACACAACCTGTTAAGGGATCTAGAAAATAGTAAAAAATTAATTACGGAGCAAAATGATGAAAACTAGACACAACAAAAAAAGGAACACAGCGTTTGTTTATGAAGCTCTAATAAGAGAAGGAACGTCCGCAATCTTACAAAAAGATGAGGCTCGCTGTAATAAGGTTGTTGCTATCATCAAGAAACATTTCAAGGATGGTTCTATTCTTAAAAAAGATTTGGACTGCTATAAATCCTTATACGAAAACCAGAACTTAAGCGAACTCGATAGCGCTAGAATTATAAAAGAAGCGCGCATACAAAAAAGAATGATTGATTCAAGTAGTCTTTTTACTGCGCAAACTGGGTTAATACACGACATTAATAAGGACGTGGAACCATCGGTGTTTAACAATTTTGTACCAAACTATAGATCTTTGGCGAACATATACCAAATGTTCTCCGATTCTACTAATCCAAAAGATGCAGTTTTATTAGAAAATCTTGTTATTGGTGACATGGTAAAGAAAATAGAACAAGAAGAAAAACAAGAAGTTGATAACTTGGTTGTTAATTCTTTTGTACAAAAATTTAATCAAAAATATAAAGAAGAACTCTTTGAAGAACAAAAGACACTGTTAGGCTTATACATTCAATCATTTGTAGACAACTCAGTTGAATTCAAATCATTTTTGAATGAAGAGATTTCTAGGTTAAAGAATGAACTTAAAAAAGCAAAATCAGAGGAATATATCGCTAGCGATGAAGATATGACAGAAAAAGCAAATGAAATTCTACTCAAGTTGGAATCTTTCAAGAAAACAGAGATAAGCGACAACATACTTTTAACAGTATTGAAGGTCCAATCACTTATTAGGGAAACAAGTTTAGATGGCAATAGTAATTAGAATTGGTGAAAAAGCAAACGAAAAGAAGGTTAGGTTGGAACTTAATGCGCGCCAATCTTTAAATGGTGACGTTATGATATTTGATCACGGAGATATAGACATTGTGCTTTCCCCTACGAATAAAAAGATAACAGCATTTCCAAAGGATACAATGTCCGATTTAGTTTATGGCGCACAAAATAGATTGATGGCGCACCTGATCAAGAAAGGCATAATGACACCAGAAACTGTTCAGGCTGGTTCTTTTTATGGAGCACTTGAGGGCACCATTCAAGAATCTGCAAAGCCAGAGATATCTGGACCTAAACTTGCTTTGATTAATATTTCTAATTTTATTGATGAAGAGCGTCCTTATTTTGAAAATCTTGAAGCAATTATCTCTATGGAAGATGACGGGCTTGTTCACCCAGATAAGGAAGACTCAACGGAGTTAGGCGAGGTTCCACATGCTGTTGAAAAAGGCTCTATAAATCATAAATACATCAGAGATCCATATTCATTAAATTATATGTATACTTTCGAATAGAGGAAAAATGGAATTACTCACATTTATACTTTGCGCATACGGACTGACACAAATCCTAGTCTACAGCGATATGCCATTACTGAATAAATTAAGACCGTCAAAACAATTTGCAGGGGGATATGGTAAAGTGTTCCATTGCCCAATGTGCATGGGATTTCACGTAGGTTGGTTTTTAATGCTACTTTCTCCATTCACAGGACTATTTAATTTTGACGTTTCTGTTACCAATTTTATTTTATTGGGCTGTTTGTCATCAGGAACATCTTACATACTGAATATGGTATTCGGAGACGAGGGAATAAAACATGAACACAAACATTTGGACACAAAAGTGGATGCTACAGCCAGTTAGACACTGCTGTAAAGGATCTTAGCTGTGAAAATTACTGAAGCAGAATTATTATCAATCATAGACGAAGAAATACAGAATATGATTGATGAAGGCGTTCTTGATAGACTCAAGGCTAAAGGTGCTGGTGCAGTAAGCGGTCTTGCCGGCAAAGCTGTCGGTAAATTAGGCTTTACGGGAGCCGCAGCAGACGCCGCGGCATACTCTAAAAATAAACAAGTTTCATCAATAATGAATTCTTATGCAAATCATTTGTTAAAATTAAAGCAAAAACTTGAAACCGATGGGATGAAACTTGGAATTGAAGATGCTGCAAACTTTCGACAAATATCAAACGCCATATCTCAGACTCGCGCCATGGCTTCTAAATTAGCGCAAGGTCAAGCCCAAGCAGCCGCTCAACAGCAACAAGCAGCGCCAGCGCAACAGCAACAACAAGCAGCGCCAGCGCAACAGCAGCAACAAGCAGCGCCACCGCAACCACCCGCCCAACAACCTGCAGCAGAACCAGAAGCCGCTCAACCTGCAGCACAACCAACCGCCCAGCAACCTGCAGCAGAACCAGAAGCCCAACAACCTGCAGCAGCACCCACCGGCAGCAAACCAAATATTAAACAAGTACGCGGCGGCGGTGCATCGCAGGGTGAAATGCAACCAGACGGCGCAAAACCACCAGTGAGGTCGAGAGATAAAATGGGCTCTGGTGGAGGTACCCAAGCACAAAAAGATTTTGCAAAATCACTTGCAAGGGGCATGGACCAAAGCGATGCACGTGATGCTGAATTAGAAAAAATACGAAATCAACGACGAGAGCGGGAACGACCCGCGCGGGAGGCTGAACTAGCTGCAACCAAAAAACGCGACCAAGACGCCTTAAAGCCAAAATCGAAACCAAATAAAGCAGCAGAAAGCAAAGAGAAAAAGGGCGAGACCCTAAACGAACAACTACAAGAGATTTCAAAAAGATGGGGGTTTGATAAATAATGTCAAAGAAACTTTTAAGAGAATATTATGAACTTTGTGAGGGTGGTGTATGCCAAGACCTTTTAACTGAAGAAGAAAAGCGTTTTGTTGCTGACGGTGGAATGATTTTGTCTGGTATCATGCAAAAGTCTGACACACAAAACGGAAACGGACGTGTTTATCCACACCGTGTACTAGCAAGAGAAGTAAAAAACTATGCCAAGCTTGTTAAAGAGCGTCGAGCACTAGGCGAATTAGATCATCCTGACGATTCAGTTATCAATTTACGTAATGCATCACATATGGTGACAGAGATTTGGATGGAAGGAAAAGACGTGAAAGGCAAGATTAAAGTCCTTGACACCCCATCAGGAAAAGTTTTACAAGAATTAGTGAAAGCAAATGTTAATGTAGGGATCTCATCACGTGGAATGGGATCCGTTTCAGAAAACAGCGGACAAACAATTGTTGAAGACGATTTTCAGTTGATTTGTTTCGATATGGTTTCTGAACCTTCAACTCCCGGCGCCTTTATGATGAAAGAAGCTAAAGATATACAAAACAGAGTTTTTACAAAAGCAGATAAGGTTAATCGTTTATTAAATGAGGTTTTAGATGAAGAAGAGTGATTTAAAAAATTTAATCAAACCAATTGTTAAAGAGTGCATACAAGAAGCCCTTCTCGAAGAAGGTCTTTTGTCTAATGTGGTGTCCGAAGTGGTTAGTGGATTGCAAACTGCCCCTGTAATCAGGGAACAAGTTGAGTCACCCTCGCCGCGACCAGCACCAAAGCCGCGTGATTATAATCAAAATAGAAAGAAATTATTGGATGCGATCGGTGGCGATGCCTATAATGGTGTAGATTTATTTGAAGGCACGACACCAGTGCCGGCACAACGTGAACAACAAGCTGGATCCGTGGATCTTGGAGATCCGAATGATTCGGGAGTGGACATCAGCTCTGTGATTGGCGGCGCCGCAAGAATGTGGGATATGATGAAATAAAATGAAAAGAAAGAAATCAAATGTTATAGTCACATCTAAAGAGTGCCGCGGCAACACAGAAAGAATGATTAGAAGGTTTTTAAAGAAAACCAAAAAAGAGAAGATAATAGAAGAAATAAGAGACAGAAGGTATCACAAAAAACCTTCGGTTAAGAAAAGAGAAGAGAGAGCGAAGGCGGAAAGAAGACGTGCCCGAGAAGAGCTTAAAAAAATAAGAGCGCTTGAAAGACGTAATAGAAAAAATAGGTGACTATTTATTTTGAGCATTTCGGAGGTTACATAGATGTCGAGATTTGGATGGGCATATGTAGATTGTGATCCACAGGGATCCGCAACAGGCCCAACCGGGTCAATTCAGTTTTTAACGGGCGCTGGTTTTACTTCCGGTTCCCACAATTTAATGTATTACACTGCGTCTGCCACTGGTCCAAGTGGTGAAACGTATGAAGGTGGTACGGTCGCTATAACCGGCGCACTAATTGTTAAGGGCGCGATTAGCGCTAGTCATTATCACATTGAGAATGTGGTTGAAATGGATACGACCGGCTCAACCAAGTTTGGGAATACTGACGATGACACGCATGCACGAACAGGTAGTCTTGAAGTGGTTAATGCCGCTGGTACAATGTTGTTTGATGTTGACAATTCAACTGAAACTACAACTGTTCGAGCATTTAAGGTATTATATACAGAAGTCACAAATACCAAAATTACTGCCAGTGTTCCAAGTTATATCTTGGGTGTCACAAGGACTGGTAGCGTGGAAATTAATATTCCAGCTGCCTCAACGTATGGTGCTGGTGCTATGCTAGTTGTTAAGGATGAATTGGTAGATCGCGGAGGCACACATCATATCCGATTGACAGCTTCTGCCGGTTATAATATCGATAACAGCAGTTTCTACATATTAACCGGTTCTTTATCTTCCATCAGCTTGTATTCTAATGGCTCTAATTGGTTTATATTCTAGAAATTAATATTTTGGATTTTAAATCCACTGTACACTATTTAATAATGAAAATTTAGGAGATTTTATAATGGCGAATTCGCGTTGGGGACCACCCGGACTACATCACGTAGGGGCTTACCAAGTTTCAGGAGTACCTTGGATATCAGGATCGCTCACTATGGCACAGAACCAAGAACACAAATACAAGTTTCCATATGTAACGCAAAATATACAGGTAATTAACCTTTCTTCTCGACCAATTAGGGTTCACTTTGCTAGCAAAGATGGTCCCGACGCGGGATGGGATCCCATTGGAGGAATGCATTTTATAGAGCTTGACAGTGATGAAGATTCATTAAGTTTAAATGTTAAGTGTACAAAATTGTATGTTTCAACAGCAAATGTTTCGCACTCAGCAACAGGTGAATATCGCGTTATAGCAACTTTGACAAATATACCCTCTGGTAGTATGGCAGACAATGCTCTTTCTGGTTCTGGTATTACGGATCTTGATAGTTCGTAGGTTTTGGACCCTATAAGGGTATTTATTGTTATAATTTTAAGGAGATATAAAAAATGGGTTTCAAGTCAGGCGGCGGCGGCGGCAGCTTTAGTTCTGGTAGGGGGGATATCGATGGCGATTTGACTGTCAGGGGTACCACACCTACATTGACTATTGGAGACGGCGGCGAAGAAGATGTCGCGGTTATTTTCGATGGTAACGCAAAAGATTTCTACGTAGGTCTGGACGACAGTGCAGATAAGCTTGTCATTGGTGAAGGTTCGACTGTTGGCACAAATTCAATTTTGACGCTAACAGACGACACAGTTACAATTGGAGACGGCGCTACCGTTGACACAATGCTCGTCTTTGACGGTAATGCTCAAGATTATCGCATTGGTATTGATGATGGCACTGATACACTTGAAATTGGTCATGGCACCGCTCACGGTACTCGCGCTGCACTTATAATTAATAGTAGTGGTGACGTAACCAAGATCGGTACAGACACTCACACTTCCGGTCAGTTCCTTAAGTATGACGGATCAAAATTTGTCCTGTCCTCAGTTTCGGATGCCGGATCGGTTGCCGCAAACGGCATCACCGCCGGCGATGGCGCTGTGTCTATTGCAACAACAGCAGGGGATATTACGCTAGATGCTCAAGAGGGTGATGCCAATATTGTTTTCAAAGGTACCGATGGTAGTAGTGACATTACAGCCTTAACACTTTCTATGGCTGATGCTGGTACAGCCGTGTTTAATCACGACATACACCTTGATTCAGATGGTTCTATCCTTGCGTTTGGTGATAATCAAGAAATTACTTTAACGCACGAACACGATCTTGGTCTTATACTGGAAGGTAACGGAGTCTCCGCATGTCCAGTTCTAACTCTTAAAAACACAAACGCAGATGCCACCGGTGGAACACTTAAGTTTGATAAGAACGGTAGCAGTCCTGCTGATAGTGACGTTATTGGTAATATAACTTTCGTTAGTGAAGATGATGGCTCTGCTGTACATACTTATGCCACCATAGTGGGTTCAATTGATGTTGACGCCGCCGGCGAAGAATCAGGAAAAATAGTTTTAAATGTTGCCACTCATGATGGTGATGCTCCCGAAGCCGGTCTGACGCTGGTAGGCGGATCAGCAGATTCTGAAATTGATGCAACTATCGGAAAAGGCGCAGCGTCTGTTACTACGGTTGCTGGAACATTAACCATGGGCAGTACCGCCACACTAACCAACGCAGGTTTGGTTGCAGTCGCAAACCAGTCTAACATCACGGGAGTTGGTGCGCTAGCCAGCGGAACGATTGCCGCCGGCTTTGGGGCTATTGATAACGGCACATCCGGTATCAGAACAAACATTTTTACAGCCGAAACTTCAATTGTTCCCGATGCATCTGGCGGCGCCGACATTGGTTCGACCAGCGCCGAATGGGGAGATGTATACCTAGCCGATGAAAAGGCAATTAAGTTTGGTAATGAACAAGATATCACACTAACACATGTACAAGATACAGGATTAATACTTGCTTCAGTTGCTTCTGCAACACCTGTCTTTACTCTAAAAACAACCAACAGCACCACCGGAACCTCCGGCGAATTACAGTTCCTTAAAGACGCTGCTGATACACAAGACGGCGAAGTACTTGGTAGAATTTCATTCTATGGCGAAGACGAAGGCAACAACAACACACATTTTGCTAGCATTGTCGCGTCGATTGGCGAATCTGACGAAACAGATGAAGCCGGTATACTAGAACTACAAGTAGCAGAAAGTGATGGAACAGACACCGCCGTAACGACTGGTTTAAAACTTACGGGCGCTCCAACAACAGATGGTAAGATAGACGTGGAAATTGGAGCAGGAACAACATCTACGACAACTATTGCGGGTACGTTAGATCTTGGAGACAGGAACATTACCAACGTTGGCGACATCGATTGCGACTCTATCAGTATTGCTGATGCGGCATCG